AGCGATTGCTAACACCATTCCTACAACACCTCCTATCAGTTTCGATTTCATCTGTTTCCTCCTTGCGGCGGCAACACTTTAGCCTAACAGAATTTACATGTTTTGTCAATCTAATTTATACATGACGGTGATTTATGTCACACAACATTTTCTTTAATTTTATCTAAAACAAACTTATTCATTTTTGATTGCTTGAATCTTTTGTATCTTTTAAGCAAGGGAACTTTAGGCTCCCAAAATCCAGCGGAACTGCAAGACTTTGCTTGCTCTATCAGTTCGTTGGTCATTGAGAATCTTTTAAACACAACAGTCTTATCTGTAAAAAACTTTATATAGGCAATGGGTTCATCTTCTTCAAGACTGACCTCTGTAATACCAGGCCAAACATTAAACTCTATGTTGAATGGCCTAAACCAACTTCCAATATTAAATAATCCTGGTACAACGGCTCCCCAAGATCTGTGTGGTGTTTGAGAAAAGTACGGACTGCTCACCATCATCTCAATCTCTTCCTCTGCGAAAAAGATAAGTGAATAATCATAACTAGCAAGCAACTGGTTTTCTAGACTAGGTGGACGATTTACAAACCAGCCGCCGTTCTTGCTTTCCATTTTACTAGAAACATTACCATCTTCTATAACAAAAGAGGCAGAAGTCTTTAATGGACTCTTCACTACAAAAAGATTTTTTGCAAGATCGGTTACTGCTGGACAACGCAAAAGGTTGTCGTCTGGATTACTCTTATTTTTATTAAGAGAAAGTTCGTGAATAAGACTTTTTGGCTCTTCATAGATCATTGACAGATCTAATTCTCCATTACGAACATTTGACCAGTAGACGTTGATCTTATTAGACATTCTTTGTGCGCCTTTTCCTCTTTTTAGGTAGGGGCTTTATACGATCTGGAGTAAAGGATCGATGACCGCACAGTTGTCCCTTTTCTAACTCATAGCAATCAATCCACTCTTTTGACCCATCATCTGTTCGCTGAACATACTCTATAAACTTAAACTTTGTCCCCCAGATACCCTTGATCTTGATGATCTCTCCAGACTCAACCGTCCTTCCTTCGGGGGTAGTGAATGTCGGTTCACGATGATACAGATGACCAAGTGGACTAACTACCTTCTTCCTGCGACCCATAGTGGCCCTCCAGCCTTTTGATTTCGTCACTAATATAAAAGATCGCCTTCTTTAAATCTTCTATATGCTTGTCTTCGTTCTTTAGTCCTGCTCGCCACAGGTATTTAATGGCGTTCCCTATATTATAGTTCCTATGGCGCACAATGTCAATACACTCTACCCCGCTAGGATCGCTTGTGTAGTGGCTTGGGTGGTTTACCATATCGTTCATTTCTTAATTCCAAACTTTTTCATCTGTCGGTAAATAATTTGCAAACTAACATTGCATTCCTTGGCAACCTCTTCTGGAGTCTTCTTGTCCATATGAAGACGCTTTCTTAGGTATGCCTCTGAATGATGCAGAGAACTTCCTCTAGGCATATTTTAGAACACCTTCTTCCAGTTGTCAATACAGTATGCTCCTATTGCAATAGCATCTGCAACATCGTCATCATCAATATGTAATCCAAATCTATCATTAACAAACTTAATTGTTCTTTGCTTTCTAAACAATCTTTCCTGAGACTTATACCAAGACTCTGACTTACCAGGAGTCCTTTGCCTAATCGTCTTTTTCTCTTCGTTTGTTAAACGCTTGTTGCCTGACCAGTTTTGCCATACCATGGGTACTACGCTTGCCATATGGTCTACCCCCGTCAATGCGGCAGCAGAAACAATTGCGCCATGGCTCATTGCCAAGTTTGCGGCAGTCTTTGGAGAGTTCAGATAGATTGGTTGCTCAATAACAATATGATTTAAAGATTTAAACTTGTCAAAGAACGCCCGTGTTTTGTGTGCAGCATCAATAATCTTTTCATAAATATCATTTCCCTGATACTTAATCTTTCCATATCTAATAAGTTTTTCATTCTCAAAATAAGCAAAGGCAAGGCTGTTTGTGCTTGCATCAATCGTGCAAAAAGACTTTGGCTTATTATTCAAAACGCTCATAGTCTATCAACCCCTTTAACTCTTTTAGTGTTCTATTTACTTGCTTCTTATCTACAGCACAATAACTACAAAATCCTGATTCGTTATATACGCTTAGAATTGTTCCACAACCATTAGAACATCTTCTTTCTTTTTGAGCAAGTTTTTTCCTTCTTTTAATTCTATACTTCTCGCCCACCTTTTCTTTTGTTGCCAATTCACGGCACTCTGGCGAGCAATAAATCTGATAAGAAACGTTTGGCTGAAACTCCTCAGAGCACCAGTCACAGACCTTCATGCAAGGTACTCCAGAGGCTCTATTCTCTCCTCACCTGTAGGAGCGGCAGCACAAGCCTTTTGTAGTGGGCATGTTTTACACACCTTTGAATTAGACCTATAAGGCTTCTTTGGGATCTCTCCGCTTTCCCACTTAGCCCTAACCTTTCTCATCCAATCAAAGGCGTGCTCAACCCATGCTAGGCTTTCTTCATCTGCTTCTACAGGAATGGCATGTAGTTCGTGAGAGTTCTTGTTTTCATAAAGAAGTACCCCCAACTTTCTGCCAAGTATCTTCATATAGATAAGCAACTGCATAAGGTGATAGTTTGGTGGCTTCGCGTGCTTGCGGTAAGAGTAAGACTCTTCTCTCATTGTTTTGATTTCAAGAACTGGTTGTGTCTCTCCCCATTGCAGGATACCGTCAGCAAAACCAAAGATGGGTGGGTCAGAAATCATCACCTTCTTCTCTTCTTCAACCATAATACCAGCGTCTGTGATAGCCTTCTGAATGCGTGCATGAGCATCAATACCGCTTTGCATATTGGCTGATGCATAAGCATCTGCATCATCCTCAAACTCTGCACCCTCAAATGCGAGGAACCAGTACCGTGGACATGCACCATTTCCATAAACCAACGAGGACGGACTGAAAGACTTCTTCTTCTTAAATTCGGTTGTCCTATTTACCGTATATCCTTCTTCAATCTTAGAGATAAGTGCCTTAGTATCTATTGGTCCTGTTGGCTGCTTATCTAAAACCTGTTTTAAAAAATTCTTTGCCATTATTGTTTTCCTTACTCGTAGGGAATAATTGTATCACTTTAGAATGAACTTGAGTGCTGCTACTGTCTTGTCTATCTCAGAGGATGCCGTGTAATAAATGTTCTTCTTTGCTCTATCGCTCTTATCAACATTTGTCATCCAGGTTGCCTTCATTGCCATCTTTGCTGCAATTGCCTGTAGTCTAACTATCTCAACTGCTGCTACATTCGGAGGAATGTCTGGCTTCATTATTACCTTTGCAATAAACTCCAGTGCCTGAGTTAGTTCTGGATCTTGCATATAGTCTGCTATTTCATACAGACCGTTGATCTGCTCAAGAGTCGTTTGACTCATCGTTTTCTACCAACCTTTCAAACTCTGACCATTCTAGAATAGCAAGCCTTGTCTTACCATCAAGAACCAGCAGTATTGCTGGAGATTTCTTTCTGTCTACCTTCAAAGTATCTGTTACTACTTTAGCCCATACATCCTGAGTGACTGAAAAACTCTTAGAATATTCCTTAGAGTCTACAACGTAATTGTTCCAGGACATGTCTCCCTTTGTATAGTTGCGACCTGAGTTTTTGTGCAGCCTTGCACCAATTCTCTTTGCTTCTCCACGCTCGCTCATCAGTATCCCTTTCCATAAAGGTTTACCTTAGAAACATACTTGCAAGAGCACATCCATGTAAAGTCGTAGGTGTCTTTCCAAAACCTCGCCTTATCCACTTCTGACTTGCATTTATGACAAGTAAACTTACCACTGTATACAGTAAACTTACTCACCACGAACCTTCTTAAATAGTGTTTCTTGCATGTCCAGATCTTCCTTTACACCAGCAACCAACTTGTCTCTGCCTTGGAATCTTTCTCCTTCTACGGTATACCAAGCACCAGAACGCTCAACAAAACCAAGCATTTCTGCGGTGTCTACAAGATCTGCAATGGAGTCTACGCCAATATCTTCACCACGGAAGTAGAAATCGTACTCTCCTGTCTGAAAGGCTGGAGAGGTCTTAGAGAACTGAACATCCCACCTGACCTTACGACCTACCTTTTCTTCAATAATCTTGTCTCCAGAATAGACCTTGCCCTTGATTGCCTGATTATCTGATTCAGAACTAAACAACTTAATGATTGTAGATGAGTAGAATTTTACTGCCATGCCCCCTGTGGGCTGTTGTTGAGTATACATCTGACCAATATTATTTCTAGACTGACTAATAAGAATTAACAAGGTTTGATTCTCTTGATTGTTTGCATAGTTGAGCATCTTGACTGCGTTAGTCATATCTCTGGCCTCTGCACCAATCTGCTTGGTATTCTCTAGTTGCTTTAGATCTGTGCTATCCTTCTCAAAATAAATAGCAGGAAGTAGGGCAGAGATGCTATCAACTACGATTAGATCTACACCAGCCTTCATAAGGTCTGTACCAACATCTACCATATCGTTCACTGTGCGAGCGGTAGAAACAATTAGATTTTCTGTATCTACCCCCAAAGTTTGTGCCCAGTCTTGATCGAACGTCATTTCTGCATCTATCCATGCACACACCTTTCCTTCTTCCTGAGCCTTAGCGATGACTTGCAGGCAAAACGATGACTTGCCCGATGACTTATTTCCCCAAACTAGAACCTGTCTGCCATAGGGGAATCCGCCATTGAGGGCACGATTAAGGCCAACGCTTGGTGTTGCGGCAAACCTTGTACTCTCTATCTCAGATCCAAGAGAGATCTTCTTTCGTAACTTTGGATTTAAGTTTGCCAGAACTTCTTCTACGCTCATGCCAGAACTCCGTGCATTGATGGACGCTCAAGGTTCTTTTCCATCTTTGCCACTATTGCGTCTGCCAATGATCTGTTTGTATATTGTGTGGCAGAAAGGAATGCCCAAAAATCAAGAACGCGAATCACAATGTCTGCCAGTTCTTCTACAACAATGTCGTCGCCCTTCTCCTTACGCATAGCCTCTAGAACCTCAGATACCTCGCTATGAATCATTGCAAGTTGTTTTAGATGAAAGATAATGTAATCTGCATCATCCATGTTCTCATAAGACTCATAAAAGCCCTTCTTCTTTGCATGTGCGTGTAGCGTATGCGCTAGATCGTCCATGTCTCGTAAATATGTCATTCTCCTACTACCTCCTGAAATACCATGTCTTCGTCCTTTGATAGATTGTAATTAATCTTAAACGCCTTTCCTTCTTCTAGTCTTGTGTATGCCATTGCAAAGTTGCTGGGGAACACGATCATGCTCATCAATTCCCTTCCGCTATCAGCGACTACAAGGCTTGCCATGCGCTTCCCAGCCTTAGTCGTGCGAGGCTTAAAGGATAGCACATAATACTCATCCTGTCCATAAGGTAGTTGCTTGTAGTTTAAGAACCGTATAAGCGGAGAGTCGCTTTCTCGTATCTCGTCAACAGGAACTGCTTCCACAATTCTGTTAGATCCAGCAAGAATAATGTAAGTTTTGCCTGCTTCAATGCTAGTCTCTTCTTCATCAAATATTCCAATCGATCCTGTGCTATCTAGAATTTCTACTCTTGACCAACCCTTGCCACGCTTAATCCCTCTGACTACGCCCATCAAAATGAACGCACCCTTTTCATCGAAATCATCAACAGAACTAATGTATGCATGAAAGTGCTGTGGGATCTGCACGTTGAACTCTGGAAGGTTTAAATATTGATAGAGATTGTTGCGAACCCCTTCTTCATTTCTAGGATTATCTGGAAACGTTAGTGCTCCTACAGACCTTAGTGCCTCTAGTGCTCTAGAGTTTACTCCATTTCCCTTTGTAAAAGTGAACTCTTGCACTTCTGCAAAAGACTTGAAGGGCCGTGCTGCAATATATCTTTGAGCGATAGTATCAGAAATGTACTTAATTGCCGATAACCCAAAACGTATCCCCTTTCCTTCGATCTTAAAATCAGTATCAGAATCATTAATATGTGGTAGACGTAGGGGAATTCCCATACGCTTTGCCTCAATCAAATACTCTGTACGAGCATCCTTGTCCTTCTCATTCTTAAGAAGAGCAAACATAAATTCTAGTGGATAATAATACTTTAGCCATGCCGTCCAGTACGAGAGCGTTGAGTAAGCGACAGCATGAGACTTATTAAAGGAGTATCCTGCGTGGGCTTCAAAGTCGTGCCACATCTTTTCAGCAGCCGTCCCACCAAGAGGCCCAGTTGCATTCCGAATGAATAACTCTTTGAATTGATCAAACTCTTTCGCATCCTTCTTCTTGCCAATAATCTTACGGACCTTGTTTGCCTCGCCCATAGTCATGCCACCAAGGTTGGTGCAGGCAAGCATAACTTGCTCCTGATACAGAATTGTACCGTATGTATCCTCTGTAAACTCCTTCATAATTGGGCTGGCGTAGGTAATAGATTGCTTGCCTTGTTTACGAGCAATGTAGTCCTTTCCAATGGTATTCATAGCACCAGGACGGACGAGTGCATTTGAGGCTACAAGTTCATCAAACTTCTTAACACCCATCTTTACTAGAAGGTTTGTGTAAGGAGTTGCTTCACACTGAAAAACACCCTTTGTGTATCCATCACTCAGCATATTGTATACATTTGGATCTTCCATATTGACTTCAGACAGTCTTGGCCTCTTGCCAGTTCGTTCTTCAATAATGTTTAGTGTGTCATTGATAACTGTAAGAGTTTTCAGGCCAAGGGCATCGATCTTGATTAGACCAATATCTGCCGCCTCTTCCATGTCTACCGCGACAACAGGAAGCCTTCCTTCTGTTCCTGTAACATTACGAGTTTCCATTGGGGCAATCTTAGAAATGGGTGTCTTAGAGGTTACGACTCCTGCGGCATGAACACCTGTTCCACGAATTCTCCCCCTAAGTTTATCTGCATACTCTACAACCTCAGGGTACTTTTGGACAAACCATGCTGTATTCTTAGAGGTTACAAACTCTTCCCAAGTGTCTACCGTCTTCAAGGCGCGGTTAACGTCAGAGAGGGGGATATTGAAGCAACGAGAAACGTCCCTAACCACACCCTTATCCTTGAACTGCAAGAATGTGGCAATTGACGCTACATGCTTATATTGCTTTTCTAAATAATCTTTAACCTCTTCACGACGACTATCTTGAATATCACTATCAATATCAGGCCAGTCATCGCGGTCAATGTCAATGAAGCGGAAGAACAGCAGCCCATGCTTAATTGGATCAATGTCTGTGATTCCAAGTGCATAGCAAACCAAAGACCCTGCTGAAGAGCCACGCCCTGGACCAACCATGATGCCGTTCTTCTTTGCCCAGTTCAGCATATTCCTAACAACAACAAAGTATGAGGCAAAGTTCTTTTCCTTAATTACTGACAACTCTTCTTCAAGCCTATCAACATATTCTTGATTAGTATCTAGATTGTTGTCCTTAAGCCAATCTTCTGCATACTTTCTAATCTGCTTATCTGGATCTTTGTATTCAACTGGTAGCAGGTTAAGGTTTCTGTGAATAGTATATTCCTCAACCTTGTCTGCGATCTCAAGCGAGTTTGCAAACATGTCTTCTCTAAACCCACCGTTTTCTTCCATTGCCTGACGCATTTCATCACCAGATAGCAGGTGAATATCAAACTTGTTAAAACTCATCATACGATCATGACCATAAAGATAATCAAGGCGTTCCATCATATCTTCATGCTTGCGAGACTTATCGTAAGTAACATCCTTCTGCAACTTAGCATGAGTGTTGTTGATAAGCATGATCTCCTGAATAACCTTTTGATCTACCGTCGCATGATGACAGTCTGGAGTTACAACCAACTTGTGCCCCTGAGTGTCAGCAAGATCAATTAGAGCCTCGTTCATCCCTGCGACATTGTGAGGCATTACCTCTACATAAAAGTCCTCACCAAAGCGGTCAGAGAACCATTGCAGATGCCTCTTTGCTGCCGCATAGTCGTCAACCTCAATAGCCTTGTTGATTAACCCAGACATGCAAGCAGAGGTGACAATCAGACCTTCACGATACTTCTCCAGTATTTCAAAGTCAATGCGTGGCTTCTTATAGAAGCCTTCGTTCCAGGCAATCTCGTTCAACTTGCCAAGATTCTCTAGACCCTGGTCATTCTTGGCTAGGATAACAATGTGATTATAAACAAGGTCAAGTGGGGTAGTTCTTTCTGCCTTGTCTCGTTTATCAAATCTATCTGCGGTGATGTACCCTTCTACCCCCAGGATCGGCTTGATTCCCTGCTCCTTGGCTGCGCGATACATTGGCCTATGTCCAGAAAGGGTTCCGTGATCTGTGATAGCAATGGCAGACATGCCATTTTCCTTTGCCCTTGTTGCATACTCTTCAGGTGTAGCAACACCATCCATTAGACTGTAGTGGGTATGAACGTGAAGGGGTACATAGTTATTCATTAATTAAACTTCTTCCTTTGCCAAAATAGTTTCTTGTATGGCTGGGAAAAAACACTTCCCAGTTTCTGTATGTTCTTGTGATAGTTCTTGCTGTCAGGCTCTACTACTTCCATCTCCCAATCTTCTCTCTTGAAAGGTATGACCTGTAGTATTGGCGTACCGCGATGAATTACACCCTTAAATCCTTTCTTAACAAAGAAGGCGTATGGACTTCTTGTGGCGAATTTGTCGGTATCCACTATAGCGGTTACTGAATAAAAAGGCAAGTCATTTCTGTGCATAGGATGAACAAACATTGTGCTGTATCCCTCATCTGTTCGTACCCCCCAGTATGTCTGCCACTTCAAAGCCTGCCTATGAAAATCAAACATGGACTGATATCCATTAGTCTGAATGGGATCGTGATTTGTGATAAAGTCAAACTCAGCGTCTGTGATTCTGGAGCCATCTCCGAATGTTCCAGTGTCGTACTTTATGGTATCTCCTGTGGCATCTATAAAAACATCTCCAGGAAGGTACATCGTATATCCAAACGCCATTGCATCATTTACTGCTGGGCAGTCTCTGATTGTGCCAATCTTTCTTACGCCAGACTTACCATGAATCTTTGGATCTACAAACTTTGGCATATCCTTGAACCATTTTGGAAAAGCATTGATTGCTGGCTCTGGATGTGGACAGCCTAATTCGTCAAACAGTTCTTCAAAATAAATCTTTGGCACATTAACTCCTATTGATAATGGGGGAGGGCGCAGTGCCCTCCCCCGCAACATTACCAATCAATGTTGGTTGCAGATGCTGTCGATGCTGGAGCATCAAATCCTAGATAGTATGATTCCTGCTCTGCATAAGGAACCTCACGAACTACCTTCTCTAGATTGAATGGTTCGACACCAGTCCAGTCGTGCTTTTCTGTGTCTGGATCTCCTGGAAGCAGAATATAAGTAGTGTCCGTTCCAGTGCCTTGACGCTTCATGCGCCATGGGCGGTTGGTAATTGAGCCAGTATCAATTGCATATTCACGCAAGGTGTTGAATGCAGATTGCTTTCCTACGCCCTGTGACCATACAGCAACATATGGATCTTCTATACCATCGTCTACAAGGAGATTAGTGTAGAAGCGGAAGCGAGCACGCCAGCCACTCTTAGGCTCCTTGCGATACATCTCACAGCCAAAGCAGCGACCTTCTGAGTCCTGCGTACATACAGCCTTGCGCTTGTAATCCTTGGGGTTTGTGTGCTCAGAAACAACGATTGCTAGATCTCTCTCCTGATCGTAGTGAGGGGAATCCTCATCAAGTTCATTGACAAAGCGAACCTTTACGCTCTGACTATCTTCCAACTTAAGCCAACGAACCTTTGCTCCACCCTCGCCAGACGCTGATGGACGGTCCATGGCCTTCTCCATTTCCTTTAGACCCTTCATAATACCCATATAAATACACTCCTAAATAATTGATAATAATGGATTTTTTGTAATTTTTGATAGTTCGTGAATGTCGGAGTCTGTCATGTCTCCGATATCCTTGAACCTTTGTGGGAGCCTAATTGCTGTTGCTCTTGACCCCATTTTTTCGGTGATGCGTTTTGCCATGTCAGCACCAGCATCATCGTTATCAGGAACAACTATAACATTATTGAAGTATTTTGTCAATAGTTCTACCTGAGTTCTTGATACATTAGACCCTAGTGTAGCCACCGCTGGAACATCACATTGATCTAATCTAATCGCATCAAAGGACGATTCTACCACATAAACTATGTCATGCGTCCTTGCGCGATGTAAGTTAAACAAAATCTTTGACTTTGGAAGTTTTGGGGTATTCTTAAAATCCTTACCATCTACAGACCTAGCAACAAAGCCCACAAACATCTTTCCGTTAGGATCAGTCATTGGAATAATAATCATATCTTGATTTTCAGAGTATCCCAACAGAAACTTTTTAATAGAGTTTTCAGATATCTTCCTGCCCTCAAAATATCTCATTGCCCTAGGAGATTCAAGAGCCTGGTTATTTAATCTCTTAATTAGCAGGTCGTCAAATGGAATATAGTCAGGCTTCTTTTCTAAAGCATTATCGATGCTTTGAGTAATATCTACATTAGTCTTTGCAGAATCAATAAATCTTGATGCCTCAAAAAAGTTCTTAGAAGATGTATGCATGATAAGTTCTACTAGAGATCTTGACTCATGACAGGAGAAGCAAAAGAATGTGCCTCGCTCCTTGCTGACCTCGCCAGCAGGCGTGCGATAGTTGTTGTGATAAGGACAGAAGATTAGATAGTCAGAATCTACTTCTGATTCGATGTTGATTCCAGATCCGTTGAGGACTCTCCTGACTTGTTCTGGAGAGTATATATCGGTCTGTTCTTGTCTAGTCCGTCTATACATGCGGCATTTCTCTTTCCTATATATGATCCGTATACACTTAATATAAATTCGTAGTGGTTTCCTGTATATTGTATTGTCCAATCTGGATCTATGTCAAGCCTAACAACATAGCCAGATTCTTTCATTGATTCCGAAAGTAGTCTGATATATTCTGATTTCATGCGTGGAATAAATATGTCATCTAATATTTGTCCAGACAACTCAAATCTTTTTATTCTTTTGTGCATGAAGTTCATAGATAAATTATATCAGCATTATTCAAAATCCTTATACAAGAACCTTCCTGAATCAAAGTCTACCTGCACCATAAAGTCTCCTAGAAAACCATTACGATTCTTCCTAAATACCGCCTCTAGAACATCGCTGTTGGCAGCACGACCAAGGGCTAGGAGCCAGTCAGCGTCGTATGCGATCTGGCGTGACCATGAGGTCTGTCCCAGAGTTGGCACGCTATTCATATCTGTCACATCGTCTGGCGTAGCAGAAGAAATAGCAACAATGGGAATCTCTTCTGAGATGGCGAGCAACTTGAGTTCACGACTCAGATTCTTCATCTTAACAACCTCGTTGTCTGTGCGCTGATTGCTAGTCATAAGATTTAAGTAATCAACAAACACAATGTCTGGCTTGTATTGATCAATCTTTCCACGGAGTACGCTTGGGGATACCTCGCCCACTCCCTCATTAGAAATGATATGAATACTTGGCTTTCCAGTAAACTCCTTGTCCATCCACTTCTTAAACATATCAATCTCTACGTCGCCGCGAGACAATCTCCTGTGACTCCAAATGCCTTGACCAATAATGGTAAAGATACGATTACGAACCTCTGCCTCTGTCATCTCTAGAGAAACAATGAGCGGAGACTTGCCATTCTTCCAAGCCTGTACCGCCAAGTAGAGTGCCATCCATGACTTTCCAATGGCTGGATAGGCTAATAGAACCCCTAACTGCCCTGGGGTAATACCAGCAGGTAGATAGTTGTCAAAGCCTGCAAGACCCGTGTAAATGCCGTGAGCACCGCTTTCCTGCAACTCTTTAATTTGCTCAAAGTAAGCGACAGCATCATCAACGTCTGAAACATCTAAGTCTCTAACTGTTGAGGTAACCTTTTTAAGATTTGCAGTTTCTGTAATCAGACTGTTTAGAGCATCTGCTGCGTTTCCATCTTGAACCTCTGTTGCTGCTGAACGCAAAAGAATCTTAATATTGTCATTAAGAAAGTCTGTTCGCAGTTCGTCTAACTGATGCTTTGTGCTTCCAGTATCTTGTGTATAGTCAAAGTCAAAGAACTTTTCTTGTACTATCTTTACTGGTGGAACAGTTTGATTCTGTTCATAATAATTTCTAATAAAAGACCACACATCGTTATGTGTTCTAAGAAGCGTATCAACATTAGCCTGTAGTAAAACGTGTATTTGCTTGTCATTCAGTACCGCTGAAATTGTCTTAGCCTCTAGATTCACTTAACCATTCCTTTGCTTGCTTGCGTCGTTCTGCACGCAATCTGTCGTCTTCTTCCCTTGCCGCCTTAGATTGTAGCAGACGATCTACGTTGTTGGCAAATCCCTTCCATGTTGGATTAGAATTGATAGCAAAGTAGTATTCCATTGCACCATAGATATCCTCCATTGAAAAGGATTCTAGCAATGCGTCTGCTGCCCATTGCTCGTTGTACTTATTCATGTTTATCTGAGGCAAACCGCTGATCTTGCAATGCTTTTCATACCTGCTTAAAACAGCAAACCTGCTCTTTCTATCTGCCATTACTCCACCTTTGTATGCGATACAACAACTGTCATGCAGTATACATCATCATCCATGTAGTGCCCAGATTGGGATATTAGATTTACAAAACCAGTATCTCCTAGCAAATT